AGTCGGATCCCGCGATGCCGCTCAACGGGCAGGTCTTGCAGGGCATCTCCGGGGTAACGGCAGGCTACGAGGATACGGAATACGACGCGCTGGTCGCGGCGGGCGTGACGGCGCTGGAATGCGTCGGCGGAAGGGTCAGCGTCATTCGCGGCCTCACCACCCGCACCAAGACCGGAGACGCCGCCGACAAGACCTTCCGGGAGCTGACGACGATCCTTATTGTGGACGATGTGATCCCGTCCATCCGCAGGGCGCTGCGGGCCAAGTTCACGCGCGCGAAAAACAGCGCGCTGACGCGCAACGCCATCCGCAATCAGGTGATCGTGGAGCTGGAGGATCGGATCGACAAGGAGATCATCGAGGGCTATGACAATCTGACGGTCACGGCGTCCACGACCGATCCGACGACCTGCGTGGTCGAATTTGAATTCCGCGTGGTGCATGGACTCAACCGCATCTATCTCACCGCGCATATCAGCGTTTAAGGAGGAATGAGCATGGCGACGAACAGAATCCCGACCTCTGCGGACATCTATCTGGAGGTCAACGGAAGCCGCGTGGCGGTCGTGCAGAGCTACAAGGTGACGGCGACGCGCTCCAGCAAGGCGATCTATGCCTTCGGACAGGAGGCTCCGGTGGCGACCATCCGGGGGCAGGGAAAGTATACGCTCGAGCTGACGCGCATTTACGCGACGGACGAGGCCATCCGCGACGGCATCGACTTCATGGAGCTGGATAATTTCTCGCTGGTCGTATGCAAGCCCGACCGGAACGTGATCTATTCCGGCTGCCAGTGGAGCCAGATGCAGGAGAGCGCCGAGGTCGGCGGAAACGTGATGGAAAAGGTCACGGTCGAGGCGGCGCGCCGGACGGAAACGAGTCTGTGATGGAAAAGGCACTGCTGCATTTTCTGGGAGGCAGAAGAAAAACGGACGTTTCCGCGCTGGAGCTGCGGCTCATTCCGGCAGCGGAGCTTTTGCAGGCGCAGAGAGAGGCGGAGACGCTGGCGGACGGCGATACGGCGGCGCTGGGCCTCTGTCTGAACGCCTGCATCCTGGCGCGGGCCGCGTTCGGCAAAAACGGCAAAAGAGCGTTCGCCGACGGCGCGGAGGTTTTGCGGCGCGTGCATGCGGAGCGGATCGGCCATTGGGCGGAACGGTATCTGGCACTGTGTGCGGAGGAAAATCCGCCGTGCAGCGCCGAAAACCGCAGAAGGCTCGGGCAGGCGCTGGAAAATGCGCCGTATGAGCGGCTCAAGTGGAGGGTGCTGCGAAGCTTCGGCGTTCTGCCCTCCGAGGCGCGGGCCAGAGAGATGACGGATGGCGATTATCTCTACTGCGTGCTGCACATGACGCTCGACGAGGAAGAAAGGCTGGAGCAGCTCTGCCCGGAGTGCCGCGCACAGGCGGAGAAAAGCACCTGCCTTTGCTGCGGCGCGCCGCTGGCGGAGGTGAATCCCAGCTTTGACGAGGACAGATTTGAGGAGCTGAGGAAACAGTGACCTATGTGGAAAGAATCCTGCAGATGCAGGCGGAGGTCGCGGCGGAGCTTCAGCCGGAGGCGGACGAGGCGCTGACGGTCTACCATTGGAGCGTGGGCGTCCGGCCGGAGGCCGGTACGCAGGATTTGGAGACGGAGCCGGGGACGGCGGAGGCGCTAAGCCTGCCTGCGGATATGCAGACGCCGGACAGGCCCGGAAAGGCGGACGGCGCGGAGCCGCTTTTGCGGGAGCTGCGGCGGCTTGAGGACGCGCAGCTGCGGGCGGCGCTGCTTACGACACAGACGGAGGGAGAACGGCAGCTGCGGACGCTTCAGCAGATGCAGAGCGTGCAGCCGTCGGCGCAGGCGGGCAGCGCGTTTTCCGGCGGACTGATCGGGCGGCTCACACAGACGCTGGAAACGGAGGGCGTTTCCAGCATTCAGGCGCTGCGCTCCATGGGCGAGATCTCCCGCTTCTTTGAGCGCGATGCGCGGAGATATGGAGGGTGACGGAAATGCTGAATATGCAGTATAAGTCCTTTGTCTGGCCGAACAATCCGAAAACCTACACGCTCAGCTGCGAGCGGCGGACGGTCGTACAGAAGATCCCGATGGGCGGCTTTGAGGTGCAGGATCTGGGCGCCACCTGCATGGTCCTGCGCGGAGAGGGCGAATTTTTCGGGCCGGATGCCATGCGGAATTTCAGCCTTCTGGTGCAGACCTTCCGGCAGGATGGCGCGGGTACGCTGCTCCATCCGGCGTGGCAGGGCGCGCAGGCGTTTTTTACGCAGCTCCAGTTGACGCAGGAGCCGCGTGAGGACTATGTGGCGTATCGCTTCGAGTTCTGCGAGAGCGCGCCGCAGCAGGAGCTGAAAACGGCCTATGTGACGCGGCGGAGAGGACGCGGCGGGAAGATCTACTACACGGTGCGAAGCGGCGAGACGCTCTGGCATGTCTGCTCGAAATATGAGCTGAGCATGGCGGAGCTGCTGGAAATGAATCCGGGACTTTCCAGCCCGACCCGGCTCACGCTGGGACAGAAGGTGAGGGTGCAATGACCGGCTATGTGAGAACGTGCGACGGGCGGCGGCTGACGCTGCCCGCGCTTTTGCAGTGGAGCGTCAGGCTGACGGACGGCGACCCCTGCGACAGCTTTTCCGTCCGTTTTCTGTATGAAGCGGAGCTGGCCGAAGCGCTGCGGAGGGCGGTGCTTTTCGAGGCGGAGGAGCTGGGGAGGATGGTTTTTACCGGCGTTGTGGACGACTACGAGATCCGGATGGATAAAAAGGGGCTGCTCGTGGAGATGACCGGGCGCGGACTTGCGGCGCTGCTGCTGGACAATCAGGTGCGGGCGGCGGAATATGTCCGCGCACAGCTGGAGGATATCCTGAGCACCTATGTC